AAGAACGAGAACAAGTTAGACGAATTATGGAGGAAGAAAAAGATGCAATTATTGTGGCTTCTTTTGGTACTTTTAGTACCGGCATTAATATACGCAATTTACATAACATTATCTTTGCGTCTCCCTCTAAGTCGAGAATACGAAATCTACAATCAATTGGTAGAGGACTTCGAAAAGGAGCAGGAAAAGAAAAAGCAGTCCTCTTTGATATTGCCGATGACCTTCGAGTCGGCAAACACATGAACTTTACCTTGAGGCATTTCGTGGAAAGAACAAAGATATATAATGATGAGGGGTTTCCTTATAAACTCTACAAAATAGGACTCAAGAATGGAACAAATTAAAATAGTCCGTCTCAAAACTGGAGTTGACATTATTGGTACTATAATTGAACAAAACTATCTAACATATATTAAAGATGGTATGATAATAGAGATTCATGATGATCATCGTAATCAAAAACAAATCTTAACCCTTGCTAACTGGGCACCTTCTTCAATCATAAAAACAAACGAATGCGTTATTGGAGAAAATGATATTTTAACCAAGTTCGAACCTACAGACACTTTTGTGGAACACTATCTTGGTACTTTGAGAACTTTATCTTCTTTGGCTAAAGCAAAGAAAGAAGCAGATGAACTTAATGATGATGAAATAACTAATTTGATTGAAGCAATGGAAGAAAAAGAATATCATACCTTACAGTAATTAATCCTTTTATTAGCATCATTCTGGACATACTCAGTATAACGAGTTGTCAAGACCTTGTCAACACTTTTTTATGGTAAACTTATGAAACAGAAACACTATGTCAACAATGAGGACTTTCTCAAAGCACTCGTCCAATACAAGAAAGATTGCAAAGACGCCAAAAAAGAAAATCTTACAAAACCTATGGTACCTAATTACATAGGTGAATGTTTCATGAAGATTGCTGAAGGGCTATCTCATAAGCCAAACTTTATCAATTATCCACATCGGGATGAAATGATTGGTGATGGTATAGAAAACTGTTTAATGTATTTTGAAAATTTCAATCCAGAAAAATCTAAGAATCCATTTGCCTATTTCACACAGATCATCTATTATGCTTTTCTCCGTCGTATCCAAAAAGAGAAAAAGCAATTATATGTCAAGTACAAAGCCACACAACAAGTTGGTATTTTGGATGAGTATGAGATGTTGGAGTTTGAAGATGGCACAACCAGACAGTTTGAACTCTACGATAATATTTCCGAATTCATAGAAAACTTCGAGGAAGGCAAACGAAAGAAAAAAGAGGCAAACAAGCCTAAAGGTATTGAAAACTTCTTAGGAGAGTGATATAATGAAAGTCGGATTCAATTGTAGTACATTTGATTTGTTTCATGCCGGTCATGTTACCATGTTGAAAGAAGAAAAAAGACACTGTGATTACTTAATAGTGGCAATTCAAGTTGATCCAACAGTAGACAGACCGGACACAAAAAACAAACCGGTAATGTCCATATATGAAAGATATGCATGTGTATCTGCCTGTAGATATGTGGATGAAGTTATTGTATACCACACAGAAGAAGATTTATTGAATATTTTAAAAACTCAGCACATCGATATTCGTTTTCTTGGTGATGAATACAAAACAAAAGACTTTACTGGTAAACAATGGTGTTTGGATCGTGGAATAGAACTTCATTATCATGAAAGAGAACATCCATACAGTAGTTCCTCTTTGAGAAAAAGAATATATGATGCAGAAGTGTTTAGGTTGAATAAAATGAATAAGGAATATGATGAATGTCAAAAGTAGCCATAATAACGGACCAGCATTTTGGAGCTAGAAATGATGCTTTAGTCTTTTTGGACTTCTATGAAAAGTTCTATAAAGAAACATTCTTTCCAACTTTGAGAAAAAAAGGTATTAAGCAAGTATTAATTCTTGGTGATACTTTTGATAGAAGAAAATATGTCAACTTCTATACTCTCAAAAGAACCAAAGAGATGTTCTTTGATATTCTTCGAGATGAAGGTTTTGAAGTATACATGTTGGCAGGTAATCATGATACTTATTTCAAGAATACGAATGAAGTAAACTCTGTAGATTTATTGCTGCAAGAATACGGCAATATACATGTGATTGATTCACCCGAACACATTTACATTGGTCCACATCAAATCTGTATGATACCATGGATCTGTGCAGACAACTATGATGAGTGCATAAACTTCATCAAAGAAACAAAATCGGATATCTGCATGGGTCACTTTGAGATTGCAGGATTCGCAATGTACAAAGGAATGCCATCAGATGAAGGCCTTGATAGAAATACTTTCAGAAAATTCGAATTTACTTTCAGTGGGCATTATCACCATAAATCTTCTGCTGATGGGGTTTACTATCTTGGTAACCCGTATGAGCTTACCTGGCAAGATTACAACGACCCTCGTGGTTTTCACATTTTTGATCTTGATAGTAGACAGCTTGATTTTGTTCAGAACCCTAACATAATGTTTCATAAAGTTGTCTATGATGACAAAGAAAAAGAGATCAAGGAAATATCTAATCATGATATGACACCTTATACAAGTAAGTATGTTAAGGTCGTTGTTTTAAATAAAACCAATCCATATCTGTTCGATGTGTTCATCAACAATCTTTACCAAGCAAATCCTGCCGATATTACCATCGTTGAAGATTTTACAGACTTGACAGAAGGTGTAAGTGATGATATAATCGATCAGGCTGAAGATACTCTTACCATCCTAAATAACTATGTGGATGCTATCCAAGAAGATAATTTGGATAACAGCAAATTGAAATCTATTCTCAAAGAACTTTACTTAGAAGCCATAAACACAGAAAAAGTATGATTATATTTGAAAAGGTTAGATGGAAAAACTTTCTGTCTACTGGAAACTGGTTTACTGAAATTGACCTAAAGCGTTCACCAAACACACTAATTATTGGTTCAAATGGATCAGGAAAGTCAACTATTCTTGATGCATTGACTTTTGGTTTGTTTGGTAAGCCTTTTCGTAAAATCAACAAGCCTCAATTACCAAACTCTATCAATGAAAAAGAATGTCTAGTAGAAATAGATTTTACCATAGGTAAAAAAGCATACAAGATTATTCGTGGTATCAAGCCTAATGTATTTGAAATCTACATTGATGGTAAACTATTGAATCAGGATGCAGCAGCTAAAGACTATCAAGAAGTGTTGGAAAAGAACATTCTAAAATTAAACTTCAAGTCTTTTACACAGATTGTTATTCTTGGCTCTGCATCCTTTACCCCATTCATGCAACTATCAGCAGCAGATCGTAGAGGTATTATTGAGGACTTGCTTGATATTCAAATCTTTTCTTCTATGAATTCTTTGGTAAAAGAAAAGATGGGTGAGATCAAAGATAAAAGTGTTCAACTAAAATATGACTTGGATCTGACAGCAGAGAAAATAGAACTACAGAAACAAAACATCGAAGAAAACAAAAAACATAATGATGAAGAAATTGAAAAGAAAAGAATTGAAATTACAAAGTCAGAAGAACAAATAAAAAGCCTAAATAAGGATATAGTTCTAATTCGGAAACATATTGATGTTCTAACTTCAAAAATCCTAAATAAAGATAGTTTAGAAATAAAAAGAACTAAGCTTTCCAATTTAGAAAATCAATTATCTAATAATTTAAAAAAATTGGATAAAGAAGTTAGATTTTACGAAGATAATCATGATTGTCCTACATGCAAACAAACAATTACACAAGACTGGAAAGAAAAACAGATATTAGAAAAACAAGTTAAAAAAGGCGACATATCTTTAGCATTAGATGATATCGAAAAGAAGATTTCTGAAACAAATGAGAAAGTTAATCAGATTGTAAAGATTACCAAACATATCAATGAACATAATTCAGAGGTGATAAAACATAATGCATCAATCACAGCAATCAACAAATATGTGGCTAAACTTAATGCAGAAATTACGGAACTCTCAACCAAAAAAGACAACCTTGAGGATGAGAACACAAAGCTTAAAGAGTTACGAGAAGAACTTGCCGGCCTTATTAAAAAGCAAAAAGAACTAGCAGATGAAAAACAATATTATGAATTTGCTGGAACATTATTGAGAGATACTGGTATCAAAACGAAGATTATCAAACAATATCTTCCAATAATGAATAAGCTGATTAACAAGTATTTGACTGCAATGGATTCATTCATCAATTTTAATCTGAATGAGAACTTTGAAGAAACTATCAAGTCAAGGCATCGTGATGACTTCAGTTATCATAACTTCTCTGAAGGTGAAAAGATGCGAATCGACTTGGCTATATTGTTCACATGGAGACAAATAGCTAAATTGAAAAACAGTGTGAACACTAATCTTCTCATTCTAGATGAAGTGTTTGATTCTAGCCTAGATACTGTAGGTACTGATGAATTTTTGAAGTTGATGTATGATGTTGGACAAGATACAAATGTGTTTGTCATTTCACATAAAGGCGATCAGTTGTTTGACAAGTTTAGGTCCGTGATTCGGTTTGAAAAGAAAAACAATTTCTCAAGGATAGCAAAATGAGTGATATTATTAGAATTAGTACAGATGATCCGTCTGGCACAAAAGTACAACAAGTAAAAGTATTGCAACTTGTAGCAGAAACAGATTTAATACTGAATGAAATTATGCCAGAGTTTGATTTCAGTAATCCACCTACTGATCCTGTGTTTCTTGCATCTCAGTTGGTTGAGACATGCATCTATCATAAAGGACTTGGGCTATCCGCTAATCAGTGTGGATTGAGATATAGAGTATTTGTAATGGGTGCAGGTAATGATTATGTTGCACATTTCAATCCAAAAATTGTCAGTGTGTCTGAAGAAAAAGCACATATGGAAGAAGGATGCTTATCTTATCCTTTGCTATTCATTCATATCACTAGACCAGAAAGCATTACAGTAGAATATCAAGATTTCAATGGTGAAACAAAGAAAGCAATTTATTCTGGTATCACTGCTCGTTGTTTTCAACATGAGCTTGATCATATGAATGGTATTCGTTACACTAGCAGAGCAAAACCATTAGCACTACAAACGGCTAAGAAGAAAAAAGACAAACTACTTCATCGTTATAGGAAAGCAAATGAAAGATTGGCAGCACGGGTACGAACTGGATTACCTCAAAACACTTGAATCACTTTACGCCGACCATAACAAGTTTGCAGATTCACCTTTTGCTGAATACAAGAAAAACAACATTGCAGAAGATTTACACAAAGGTCTTTTGCAATTAAGTGATTCTGGTTCTCATGTCTTATCCAAGGTAAGCAAGTCATCACCCATCACAATGTATCAAGGTATTAGTATTGGAACTAAAGTACCTGGTGATTATGTGATTACCAAACTTCGTGGCACTGATGATTATATTGAAGATGTTTGTAAGAATGCAGAAGGTAATACTTGGCTATATGTTTGGGCAGAAGATAAAAATACCAGACATATTGTACAACAACATTTAGAATACATTGGTGCCAAGATCACCACATTTGGTGAAATCTATAGTGTTTACTTTAAAGAAGGTGTAATACCGAGGTCTTTTCCAAAAGTTGATCCTGTCGAAAAGATTGCCATAAAACAGTTGAATATTTCTGTCGATTCTGATATCATAGAACAACTCGCAGCTAAACTAGAAAACCTAAATATTAAATTCCAGAATCATTACAGCAACTACAACAAGAAAAAATCTTGGTCAGCAATATCTCTGCGTGGTTATACACCAGATATTATGCGTATTGAAAAACCTGTAGAGATGAGTAAGAAATGGAAAGAGGAACACAAAGATGAAGAATTTTATCTCCAAGACACTTACCTTCGTGCTGAGTTTCCAGAGATTGATAGATTACTTGAGTTTCTTGGCGATGCGGAACTACATCGTGTTAGGTTCATGCGTCTTGTTCCTGGCGGTGGTGAGCTTACCCGTCATACAGACCAAGTGGATCCAGATTCTGGTCTTAACATTGATTGTTTATCTAGGTTACATTTTCCTATTCGGACTAATCAAAAAGTTAGGTTCGGTGTTTGGGAGCCGACGGGCAATAAAAAAGAAGTCAACATGAAAGTTGGTGAGTGTTGGGTGCTTGATACAAGAAAACCACACACAGTCATTAATGAAGGTGATGAAGATAGAATACATCTAGTTGTTGATGTAAAGACAAACAAAAATCTTAAAGAGCTGATACTACAATGAAATGGTTTTATGAAAAGAACAGAGAACTTCTAGATTCTCCTGTCAATAAATACTTTGAAGAAGTTCTCTGGATGTCCAAAGATGAATTTCGTCAATGGGTAATCGACCTTCGCAAGACTGTTGTAGATTTATGGGATAATCATAATCTTCCACCAAGAGTTGGCTATGATGAACAAGAAATCATAGAACAATTTAATCAAATGCACTCTTTCCCTGTACATAAGTTTGAAGTGGTCGATGAGTTGACAGGCGAAAAAGATGTAATTAGAAATACAAGTGTTGTAGGCAATGCTGTCAATCAATGGTTTCCTACCATGATGAAAACACGCATTAACTATACAAAAAAAGATGATGGTAAATCCATCTATGATTATTTTGCAAAGGATGAATTACTTGACACATTTATCACATATGCTACCCGTCATTTTAAACGGGATTCTTTTTACCATTATTCTTTTGTTGCTAAATCGAATGAGCTTGAGCGTTATGGATATCTTCCGGTATCCGATGATGCTGTTCGATGGATTACTGAATTCGAGAAAGAGTTTAGGAAGCAAGAGAAATGGGACTACTGGCTCCAACCAAAAGACATAGACAAAGAATATACTGGTTACAATGAAGAATTAAAGAATCAGAAATATCTGATTATACATAAAGATGATATAGAGAAATTAGATATACCAGACAGATGTAAAACAAATGTTGATTATGAAAAATCTGAACACTATGCTATCAGACCATATGAGTTCAAACAAAAATTATTTCCTGTTGGACTCAAAGCTTTTCGTGTTTCATTCTGTCAATATGCTGTAAATTTTCCACCACTAACTGCAAAGTATTTGTATGAAAAATTCACAGAACACCTTATTGGACAACCTCTTATCCGCATTTATGATCCTTCTTCTGGTTGGTCTGGGCGCCTGCTGGGTGCTATGTCTATTTGTGACAACAGGAATATTTTATATATTGGGACTGATCCTAATACCGATCATAATACTAGCCCAGGTCGTACAAAATATCATGAGGTCGCAGACTTCTACCGAAAAAATGTGAACAAAGGTGGTCTTTGGGCAGACGAACATTCTCATACACAAACAGAAATATATCAATTAGGTTCTGAAGTAATACGAAATGATCCAAACTTTCAAAAACACAAAGGCAAACTTGATCTTGTCTTTACATCACCACCTTACTTTGCTAAAGAAGCATATTCAGAAGATCCAACACAATCATATAAAAAGTTTGGGCAATATGAAGAATGGAGAGAAGGCT